TTGCTTTTTTGCGGATAGGCTTAGCGATCTCATAAATATAAGGATCAGTCTTTGCTAAGGCGGTAAACTTTTGCTGGGTATAACCTAGCGCCAAGCCTACTGTCATATGGACTTTAACCTTATTTTTATTTGAAGCGTCATTAAACTCGGCCTCATCAACTATTTGCATTTTGTTTTCTTTTAGCATGTAGTATTTGTCATGGTCTTTTGCATACCACTCTTTGAAGCGCCAAGCAAAACCGAGCTTGATCTCGGCTACATCATTGTCACTCGGCTTGGTTAAAAGATTAGGCACTCTATCTAAGATTTTCTTAGCGGTTGATAACATATTGCCATAAGCGCCTTGATAATCATAAGCAAGGGTTTTGAGTGACTCGCCTGATACTACATTGTTTACTGCTTCTACTGCTTTTTTAAGTTTTGGCATAAAGCCTCCATAAGTTAGTTAAGTTAAATAACAGCACGATATTCTGTTGCTGTTGGTATCGTTATATATAGTCTTAGCGTATATGTAAAGCGAGTTTAACCACGCGCACTAATTAAGCATGGCGCATCACGCACACGCGCAGCACGATCGTCGACATAGAACTGGTATCAAAATGGTAGCTACAAAAAAAGGTGGGGGCCGAAGCCCCCGAAGGTTACGCTTTGTCTGTAGCTATTGCTATTCCATCGTAGATTATATTGTTTAAGAAGTGTGTGTTCTTATATATGACAGGTGCATTAGGTCTAAGCTGTGACTGATGCTTACTGGTTGATACTGAATACTTATCATAGTTACCGAACCACATATCAGATACTACATCAAACACATATATTGGGAAATGCTTACCATAACTATAAACTACATAACATGCAGGGTTTTCCCATACACCGAATGTGTTGCTACCTTGGAACTCTAACATATCTGTTACTACTTGCCTTGCTTGATTGTTTGCTATCTTCTTCATAATTACTCCTAGTTAAGAAGGGGGCCGAAGCCCCCAGTTAGTTAATCAATATCTTTAAATGAAACTACCATGTAATCAATATTGTGTTTGTGAATATCAGCCTGTGCTTCATGTAACATATCGCGTTGCTCTGGACTGTATTCGTGTTGTATTACTCTATCATTACCTGATACTCTATAAGATAGTATTGCTGTTGTTTGTTTTACTTGTTGTTTCATAATTACTCCTCAGTTAGTGAAAGATAAAAATACATACTTGCTGCTAATACACACAACGTTGCACCTATTGATGTGTGCAAATAAAACAATGCAACACCACCAATCATTAACATTACTAAACCCTCTAAGAATCTAATTACTTGTCGCATATATACTCCTTAGTTAAGACACAGCTTTATTGCTGTGTTAAGTTCGTTATATAGTAGTGTCAGCTATGTGTAAAGTGAATTCCTGCTACCCCACGCACCCCCCACCACCCCAAACGGCTCAGATGGGACCCACACTCCCCCTAACCCCATAGTTTGCACAAATAATTTCGCATTTTCCAAAACACCCCCCGTCACTTTTAAAACTTGACATATAAAAAATATTTCGCAAAAAATTTGAAAAATCAAGGACTTACATATAAAAAGTGCATGAAATTTAAATAAACAGGGGGGCGCAGATTTAGTAGTTAATACATGCTAGGTGGAAAGCCAAAAAATACCTAACTTACTACGTCCTCTGATGTTGGCTTAACCGCCCGTTAGATAAAGTTGGGATCTAGGTTGTATGTGTTTGCTGCTTTATGTAGGATTTTATAGAATAAAGCGTTGTGTTCGTCGTAGTTAGTAAGTTTGTGATTGTAATACAAGGTAAGATGAGCCATTTCGTGAAGCATAGTTGCAGCAATCGTATTAAAGTGTCCACACCTAGCTTTAGAAATCTGGATAAGTAAAGGGTCAGGCGAGAAAAACCCATAAGCATCGGGATTATTAATGACTTTAAACTCAATCTGGGTATGTTTAGGTAACTTATACTTATTAAAAGGAGGTAAATCTGCAAAACCTTTATATAAAAGGGATAAGTTTTTAGGTGTAAGTAGGACGCTCACTAGAAAGACCAGGTCAAAACAAGAAGTGCAGCATGAGGATACACAAAAAGTAAGTCAATTCCCATAAAAAATCTCCCTAATGAAACAATATTATACTAAAATAGAACACCAAAAGGAGAGAATATGGATTTAAATAGAAATTGGCTAGTTGAAACTAATTTAAACCTGAACAAATACAAGACCTTACTATTAAATGACACCATAAAAGATTTAAAAAACAATACTGAAAGCAAAAGTACCTCAGGATTATCAGAACAATATGATATATTTGATAAGTTTAAAGAAGAACCACTACAAGAACTAAAAGAAACTATAACTAATCATATAAAAAACGTACTTACTGAAACTAAATTTATTGACGTAAATGCTAAACTACACCTAGAAGCTTCATGGATAGTAGTAGGAAAGCCCAACGGATACCATAAATTACATTGTCATCGTTATCTACAAGACCCCAAGACACCTAATATAGCGTCAGTTATATATTTAGAGATGGAACCTGAAGAACCCATGCGTGCAGAAGACGATAGAGACGGGTATTTTTATTATGTCGTGCCTGATAATAATGATATTATTTATGGAGCAATAAAACCTGAGGTTAATAAGATGATGGTATTCCCTACGTGGTTATGGCATGGTACCTACCCACAGAAAAAAGGTAGAAGAACTTCATTAAATTTAGATTTTAGTATAGAATAACTTAAATTAGCTGCAAAAATAAACTCATAGGTGACACAGCAACCGATGCAAACTGAACAAAATCAAGCACTTAACGATAAAGAAGTCGTTATAATACCCCCTTTAGAGGAAAATATTTCTCTACCAAGAAACGCACGCGATGCTCTACCTGAACTAAACAACGAAGAAGAGCTAGAAATGTTGGCTAACACCGTAAAACTACTAGCTGACTTATCCGGAAAACCTATCCAAGCTACGAAAGAAGATATAGCAGAGGCTAAAACTGTAGCTGAGACCATAGTTAAACATCCTGAAACCAAATTACAGCTTAAAAAATACAAAAATTCAGTATTAGCAAGCTTAGCTGGCATGGTTGCAGAGTTAGATGCGCAAGTTGTTGATGATTTGAAGGATTTAAAGACATTTGTGGTCAATGGGCTTATCAAAGAAGCAGCAACGGCTGAGAAATCTAAGGAAAGAATCACAGCATTACGTGCAATAGGTGAGGTAGATGGAGTAGATGCGTTTAAAAAGACTACAGAAGTCATACATAAGAACATGTCACTCGATGATATTGAAGATAAGTTAAGAACTCTAGTAAATAGAATTGAAAGACGTATACAAGACAAAGAAACTAACGTCATAGACGCAGAAATAGTTAAAGATGAGTAATGAAAAGAAGGAACAAGAGGCTCGGATAGCGAGTTTACTTACATTTTTACAAGCTAATAACAAATATTTAGAAGATAAAGAAGCTGAACTAGTAGACGGACTAGTAGAAGCTGTAGGTGGTAAAATAGTTCAAGATGTAGGTAGTACAAGTTTTTTAGAGTTTATACAACATGTTTATCCAGGTTATAAAGTAGGAGCACATCATGCTAGGTTGGCTAAGATATTTGAGGATATTGCTGCGGGAAAGAAGAAACGAGTTATTGTTAATATTGCACCGAGACATGGTAAGTCAGAGCTTATTTCATATCTTGCGCCTGCATGGTTCCTCGGTAAATTTCCTCACAAAAAGGTTATTATGGCGTCTCACACAGCTGATCTGGCGGTTAGTTTTGGTCGTCGTGTCCGTAATCTGGTGGGCAGTGATGCGTATAAAGATATATTTCCGCAAGTAGAATTACAAGCTGACTCAAAGAGCGCTTCACGATGGGGAACAAACTTTAATGGAGAATATTTTGCGATTGGTGTGGGTGGTGCCCTCGCTGGTCGCGGGGCTGATCTTTTTATCATTGATGATCCACACTCTGAGCAAGATGCAAAGCTCGGAAGAGCTGATGTTTTTCTCCCTGCTTGGGAGTGGTTTCAGTCTGGCCCTATACAGCGTCTTATGCCTGGTGGTGCCATTATTGTAGTTATGACTAGATGGTCTAAGCTTGACCTAACAGGCCAGATCGTTAACCAGATGGTAAAGAATGATGAGGTAGATCAGTGGGAAGTAGTCGAATTTCCTGCAATTATTGAAGATAAAGAAGGTAATGAGTTACCACTTTGGCCTGAGTTTTGGAGTATTGAAGAATTACAGGCAAAGAAAGCAGCTCTTGATGTTAGATATTGGAATGCACAGTATTTACAGAACCCAGTATCAGAAGAAGGTGCGTTAATTAAAAGAGAATGGTGGAATGTATGGGAAGAAGAAACTCCACCTAGTTGTGAGTTTACTATTATGTCTCTAGATGCTGCACAAGAGGCTAATAATAGAGCGGACTACAACGCGCTAACTACTTGGGGTGTCTTTTTTAACGAAGAGACCAATAATTATAATATAATACTATTAAATAGTATTAAGCAACGACTAGAGTTCCCAGAACTTAAAGAATTATGTATTCAAGAATACAAAGAATGGGAACCTGATGCGTTTTTAGTTGAAAAGAAATCTAACGGAGCAGCCCTTTACCAAGAGTTTAGAAGAATGGGCATTCCTGTGGGAGAATTTACGCCTGGAAAAGGTCAAGACAAGATTAGTCGAGTAAATGCCGTGTCAGATTTGTTTAGAAGTGGTATAGTGTGGGCTCCAGAACATAGATGGGCAAAAGAAGTAATAGAAGAATGTAATGATTTCCCTAGCGGTGCTAATGATGACTTAGTTGATAGCACAACACTAGCATTAATGAGATTTAGACAAGGCGGATTTATTAGACTACCTAGCGATGAACCAGATGAGATATACGGGTTCAAATCAAACAAAAATAAATTGTATTTAGTATAAGGATTAATATATGGCAGACATAGATAAAAGCATATCACAAGCACCTCAAGGACTAGAAGAATTAGCTATGGGTCAACCAGACCTTTCTATTGAAATTGAGAATCCAGATTCTGTTACGTTAGATGATGGTAGCATGGAAATTACAATTACTCCTGGTAAAGAAGTTGATGATGAGTTTAATGCTAACTTAGCAGAAGATTTAGATGAAGGACAACTTACAGAATTATCAGGTGATTTAATTGGTGAATATGATGCCGATATAAATTCAAGAAAAGATTGGTTAACTACTTATGTGGACGGCTTAGAGTTGCTAGGCTTAAAAGTAGAAGACAGAACAGAACCGTGGCCCGGCGCATGTAATGTATATCATCCCTTAATGACAGAAGCGCTGGTTAAGTTCCAAGCTGAAACTATGATGGAAACATTCCCCGCCGCAGGCCCAGTTAAAACACAAATCGTTGGTAAAATAACAAAAGAAAAAGAAGAAGCAGCTGAACGTGTTCAAGAAGATATGAACTTTCAGTTAATGCAAGAAATGCCTGAGTATCGTCCTGAGCATGAAAGAATGTTATGGGGTCTAGGCTTAGCTGGTAATGCATTTAAGAAAGTTTATTTTGATCCATCAATGGATCGTCAAGTATCTATGTATGTTCCAGCAGAGGACATGGTAGTTCCATACGGCGCATCTAATTTAGAAACAGCAGAACGTGTTACACATGTAATGCGTAAGACAAAAAACGAACTACGTAAATTACAAGTAGCAGGTTTCTATCGTGATGTAGATTTAGGTGAACCATTCTTAGACATTGATGAAGCTGAAAAGAAAATTGCAGAGAAGTTAGGATTTAATCCTACAGAGGATGACAGATTTAAAATCCTTGAAATGCATGTTAATTTAGATTTAGAAAATGGTGATAGTGAAGATGGTATTGCATTACCTTATGTAGTAACTATTGAAAAAGGTACAGGTACTATTTTAGCCATTCGTCGTAATTGGAATCCAGACGATGAATTAAAAGCTAAGCGTCAACACTTTGTACACTACGGATATATTCCAGGATTTGGTTTTTACTGTTTTGGTTTAATTCACTTAATTGGTGCGTTTGCTAAATCAGGCACGATGATTCTTCGTCAATTAGTTGATGCAGGTACATTATCTAATCTTCCCGGCGGTCTTAAATCTCGTGGGCTACGCATTAAAGGCGATGACACTCCAATTTCTCCAGGTGAATTCCGTGATGTAGATGTACCATCAGGCGCTATCAGAGATAACATTTTAATGATACCGTACAAAGAGCCTTCACAAGTATTAAATCAATTAATGAATCAAATCATTGAAGAAGGTCGTGCATTTGCTAATGCTGAAGGACTAAAAGTATCTGACATGTCAGCTAATGCTCCTGTAGGTACAACACTTGCAATCTTAGAAAGAACTCTCAAAGTAACATCAGCAATTCAATCTCGTATTTACTATGCGATGCGTCAAGAGTTTAGATTACTTAAAGGTATTATTAGAGATTACACTCCAGCAGAATATAACTATGATCCAGAAATTGGTGATAGAAGAGCTAA